TCCAAACATTAAATGAAACACCCAAGTTTGTGCCTATACTCCATTGTCCTCGTCCTAATTCCACAAAACGGTCAAAGAATTTAGAAATGGGAGTATCAAAGGTCAAAGCCCCACTCATAGGAGCTGAAGCTTCACCTTTACTTTCAAACTCAACGCCAGCCACATCCACTATGTTTTCATTCGACTTCATTTCTGAGATCGCACCGTCTGAACCCAAAGCATCCATGGCTGACTCCGTGTGAACGAATTCACGACTCCATGCTAAATCTTTTCTGTGATCAAGTTGAGATTCAACCGTAATACGTCTCTTCTTAGCAGAACCAAGAGACAAAACCGTCAACTCGAGATCACTGATCAGATTGAGCAACTTGACTTGTGCACGAACCATATCATTGCTGGCTTCGGGACGCGTCAAGATTTCACGAAGTTCACGCATGTCAACACCATTCAATCGAAAAGGATTTGTATCATAGAAATCATACACATCCTGCAAAATAGTGGAAAATTTGTGATACATCGCTAATCGCCCCGGTGTTTCCGGAGCGACAGTTGTTCTTTGATAAAGAGAGAACAGAAACTCAATTTCTTTGCTTTCAATGCCATTTGCAAATCGCGCGTCGGCATTAGAACAGCACGATGGAACAGGGATTTAAGAAGCACCATACCGGATAAGAGAAACACCCTCTTACTTTTCTTCCTCTCCACAGTAAGGTGCGACGAGTCATCTATAAAGATGACCCAAGGATGTCAGTGTGGATACTTCTCCATGACTTGAGGTAGGTAATATCCCCAAGATCAATATGAGAAGTAACACAGCGCACGATCTCTTCCACCAAAGATGTGTGCTGACGTTCACCAAGATGCAATGCTAATTCTATAGAAACAGACATAAGAACTCCTCGCACTTGTTCAACAAAAGGTTCTGTTCTACTACGTGTATACCACTGTAACATTCTGAAAATTGTATTCTGATCAATTGGCGCTAAATATCTATGTAATTCTTCATTCCAAACAAATCTTCTTTTTAAAAAACTAACCTCTTCTACACTCAACGATCGTTCTACTTTATTTGCTTTAGTTGCTGACGTAAATTCCATCTTATAAACTCTCTTACAAAACTCTTGATAAGTAGTATTATTAAAAATTTCTATATGTTTCTCATCAACAGTGGCTAGCATGTCATCACCCAAAACGAGTGGATTGACACAATCAAAAAATTTTTTTATCATCCACCATAGAGTACCACGCGTACATGAGGAGCAAGATACCGCGTAGTGAGTTATCTTCCGCTGTCCCGTATTTTCCAGACGGTTGATAGCCTGGCTTCACAAAAACATCATTGTTAACGGTAACTACTGGAAATAACAGATCAGTCAAAACACCTGCTGTAATTTTTAATGCTTCATCATTATA